TCGATAACTCCGCACAGGGGTCGAACAAGTTCATGCACTTCAACCTCATTTTCAACCAGTCCTTTGAGGTCTCCCCTCTTCTGGTGGACTACGCCTCATCTGGGGCGACAACGCGGAGTGCTGACAAGATCAGCATCGCCACATCATCCATTACGGGCTGGGATGATGAAGTTGGGACGTTCCTTGCGGTAGTGGAGGGGCCGTTTGCCTACGGCGCTTACATCTTGGGGGGTTATCAAACGGAGACTCCCATCTACTCTGGCGGCTCTACTTTCCAATCTTGGAACGGCTCTACCAACCTAGCGGCCCCTGTGGGCAACCCAACTGTTGCGGGAGTTCACAAGATCGCCTCCGCAGGCGACGCGTCGGGTCGCTCCATAGTATCTGATGGCAACACCGTAGGAACGGACGCCAACGTCTTTATCTCAACCGACATCGTGGACTTGTATATCGGAAGCCGGTTCGACAGCACGGGTGCTATCTTCGGCTCCATCAAGTCCCTAACCTACTACCCCACACGCCTCTCCAACGACGCACTCGTGGGCCTCACTTCATGAGGTGCATCGCCATCCTGATCTGCGCATTCCTCACAGCTTGCGCAAGTGGAGGGACGACAGACCGCGAGCTTGAGGCGATGTACGTCGAAGTCCGGTCGGAACTCAGGGAGATGGGCCTTAGCCTTGACCATGACACACCCGTGCGGTTTGCCGAGCACGGTGAGCTTGAGAGAAACGTCATGGGGCGGACGACTTGCAACACCTGGTACAACCTTCCCATGTCTATCAAGTTTCGGCATGGGTGGATTTCACGAGTGGTCATGGCCCACGAGTTGGTTCATGTGCAGGAGTGCCTAGACGGAGAGTTTAAGTATGAAGGCGGGCCATATGAGAGACACGCCAACGTCAGGGAAGTCTTGACAATTTGGAGCGCCAAGTACCAATGAGCAAAACATCAGAATCCAACGACTCGGTGATGCGCGAAGCACTTGAGCGGTTCCAGGAGTCCGACGACGGCACCTCGGACGCCCGAAATGCGGCGCGCGACGACATTGAGTTCTCACGGCTTGACGACCAGTGGCCGGAGGAAATCAAAAACACGCGCCGTGAAGAGGGCCGTCCATGCTTGACAATCAACCGCTTGCCATCATTCATCCGCCAGGTTGTGAACGACTCCCGGCTGAATAAGCCTAGTATCACGGTCCACCCGGTGGATAACGGCGCGGACGTCGAGACGGCGGAGGTCATCAACGGCCTGGTTCGATCGATTGAGCGCCGGAGCAATGCTGACATCGCATACGATACGGCCATTGACCATAGTGCGTCTGGAGGCTTCGGCTTCTTTCAGATCGGGATTGATTTCACTCATCAGGACTCGTTTGAGCTTGAGGCGAAAATTCATCGCATCCCCAATCCGCTGATGGTTCACTGGGATCCGACCAGCACGGCCTTTGACGCATCCGACTGGGGTTATGCGTTCGTTTCCGATTTCTTGTCGCAGGAAGAGTTCAAAAACCTCTTTCCAGACGCAGACCCGATCAGCTTTGAGGGCAACGATTACAGCTCGAATGCATGGATGGACGACAGCCGCGTCAGGGTGGCCGACTACTGGCTGCGGGAAAGCACCAAACGCAAGCTGCTCCAACTCTCGACCGGCATGACCCTGCGAGAAGACGAGCTCACTGACGAGGTGAAATTCGGCCTTGAGCTTCAAGGTATTGAGATCACCAGAGAGCGCGAGGTTGATGCCTTCAACGTAATACGTCGCAAGATCAACGGCGCAGAAGTTCTCGAAGAAGAAGTCTGGCCTGGCTCAACCATCCCGATCTGCCCCGTGTGGGGTGAGGAAGTGATGCTGGACGGCAAGCGCCATTTCCGGTCGTTGATCCGATCGGCCAAAGACAGCCAGAGCATGTTCAACTTCTGGCGCACCGCGTCAACTGAGCTGGTCGCCCTGGCCCCCAGAGCGCCGTGGATCATGCAAGAGGGCGCAATCCCCAAGGGCATGGAGTCGGCCTGGCAGACCGCCAACACTCGCAGCCATCCCTATTTGATGCACACGCAGGGCACACCCATGCCCCAGCGCCAGCCCTTCGCAGGTGTGCCGGCTGGAGCATTGCAAGAGGCGATGAACTCCGCCGACGATATGAAGTCAATCATCGGCATCTACGACAGTTCTCTCGGCGCCCGGAGCAACGAAACGTCAGGCGTCGCCATTAACGCCCGGCAGCGCGAGAGCGACGTGTCCACCTTCCACTTCATCGACAATCTCAATCGTGCGATCCGGTACGCTGGGCAGTGCCTGGTGGAGATCATCCCCGCAGTTTACAAGGATCGCCAGACCGTCCGCATCCTGGGCGAGGACCGCGCCGAGAGCGTCGCGCTTTTGATGGGGCCTAATCAGGGTCCGAATCAATCGCCAGACGGCGAGAGAATGTACGACCTCAGCATGGGCATCTATGACGTAGACGTGAGATCCGGCCCGTCGTTCTCAAGCCAGCGCGAAGAAACCCGCCAGACGCTGACAGAGATCATGCGAGCCATTCCCGACTCAGCGCCATACATCGGTGACGTTCTGATGGAGCACATGGACTTCGTTGGTGCGGATAAGATCGCGAACCGCCTGAAGATGCTTCTGCCCCCTGAGATGCGCGACGCTGAAGAGGAAGGCGACAACGACATGCCCCCCGAAGCTCGCCAGATGATCGCCCAGATGGAGCAGCAGGGCCAGCAGCAGATGGAGCAGGGTCAGCAGCAGATGCAGGCTATGCAGCAGGAGGCCCAGCAGGCCATCGCAGGGCTCCAGGCACAGCTCCAGCAGGCCACTGAGGCCGCTCAAAAGGCCAACCAGGACGCAATGCAGGCCAAGATGGCGATGCAGGGCGACCAGACGGACGCAGCCTTGAAGGCCAAAGAGATCGAGTTGAAAGAGGCCACGTTGTTGAACGCCGCCGCGCAGGCTGAAAAAGACCGCGCACAGAAGGCGTTTGAGGCCGAGCGTAATCGTGAACTTGAGTTGGCAAAAATGATGATTGCCGCGCAAGACCAGGGCGAGTCTGACGCCATTGCAAGAGCGGGGGTGATGCTGGCCCGAAAATAGCACTGTTTCAACCCCAGGAGAAATTATGAGCGAAGAAGAAGCGACCAGCCCTGAAGAGGGAGTCGAGCCGGAAGAAATCGAAGCTGATGAGGCAGATGCCCCGGAGGCCGATGAAGAACCGGTTGAAGTCACCGACGACGAAGACGGTGATGACACTGAGGACGACGAGGAAGAAGAGGTCGAAATCAATTTCGGCGGCGACAAGCTCAGGATGCCCAAAGGGGCGATCCCTGACGAGATTGCAGCCAAGGTTGCGGAGATGTCGAGGAACCTTGAGTCCGGCTATACCAAGAAATTCCAGACCCTATCCGAACAGAGAACGAGCCTTGAAGCCCGCGAAAAGACGGTCGAAAAGCTCCAATCTCTGGATGGCGAGGCACTGGAGAAGTATTCACGCGGCAACGTGATGAAGCAAGAACTTGCCCAGTTGCAGCAGATCGACATTAACCGGCTATGGCAGTCTAAACCAGACCAAGCCAGGAAGGTTTCTGATCGTGTCTCTCAACTCACAGGACAGTTCAACGCCATCGTCAACGATGTTTCAAGACTGGAAGGCGAGTCGGAACATTTGCAGCAGGTAGAGATTGCCCGCCGCGAGGAAGAAGGCCACCAAGAAGTCGAGAGACGGATTCCCGGTTTTGCCGAGAAACACGCCAACGACCTTGTGAAATACGCTATCAGCAATGGCATCCCGAAACGGGAAGCGGAGCTCTGGCAGCGTAATCCGGTCGTCACTGAAATGGCGTGGAAGGCGATGCAATACGATGCCGTAAAGGCAAAGGCGTCTAAAGCGTCCAAGCCAAAAACCGCAGACGCAGAACCCATTAAGCCGTCAAGGTCGAGGGGCAGCAAGACCAGAAAGAATTTGGTCTCTGACGCTGATTCGATGTCAACGGACGAATGGATGCGTATGCGGAATGAACAGGTCAACCGACGAGGCTGACCCCTAATTGAGCGCAGTGATGCGCCCTCAATCCCTTAGATGGAACTTCTACCATGGCTAATGCTATTCTCACCCCGACCGCAGTTACGCGCGAAGTTGCGCGCGTGCTGCATCAGAAGCTCAACTTCATCGGCACGATTGATCGTCAGTATGACGACAGTTTTGCAAAGTCCGGCGCTCGGATTGGTGACAGCCTGAAGATCCGGCTGCCTAATGAGTACGTTGTCCGCACCGGCGCAACTATGAGCGCCCAGGACACCGTTGAAACCAGCGAGACGCTCCAGGTTTCGACGCAGAAGGGCGTTGATTTGTCCTTCACGTCTGTTGACCTGACCCTGAGCCTCGACGACTTCAGCAAGCGCATCATTGAGCCTGCCACTTCGGTTCTTGCTGCGGCCATCGAAGCCGATGCTATGTCGATGTACGAAGACGTTTACAACGAGATTTCGGATGTAGGCGCGACGGCAACCACGAACCTTGCCCTTCAGGTCCAGAAGAAACTGACCGACAGCCTGGCACCCATTTCGCCGCGTTGCCTCAACATGCCCACGCAGTACAACGTGGACTTGCTTGAAGCGGTCAAGGGCCAGTTCAACGACCAGAGCAAGATTGGCAAGAACTACCGCGAAGGCATGGTCGCCCCGAACTTCTTGGGCTTTGAGCATGTTTACCAGAACACCCTCTGGCCGATCCACACGACCGGCACGGATGATGGCACTGGCGACTATCTGGTGAATGACGGTGGTACTATTGCGCAGGGCTCCACGAGCCTGACCGTTGATACCGGTGCCGGCACCTGGGTCAAGGGCGACATCTTCACGATTGTTGGTGTTAACCGCGTCCACCCCGAAACCAAGTCCAACACGGGTGAATTGCAGCGTTTTGTTGTGACTGCCACGACCGGCACCAGCGCAACGACTCTGTCCTTCTCGCCCGCATTGAACACCACGGGTGGTCGCCAGAACGTGGCTGCTATGCCTGCCAACAACGCCGCAATCTTCAAGCTGGAATCAGACGGCGCTACCGCCATCGGCTCCGGTGCGGACTATTCGGTTGCCATGGGCTATCACAAGGACGCTTTTGCCTTCGCAACTGCGGATCTGGTTATGCCCCAGGGCGTTGACTTCAAAGCTCGTGAAGTCGTTGACGGGATTTCGGTTCGTCTTGTCCGAGATTACGACATCTCTACCGATGCCATGCCTTGCAGGCTTGACATCCTCTACGGCTACAAGACCGTGCGCCCGCAGCTTGCGTGTCGCCTCGGCCTTCACTAACTGCTAACGGGGTGGGGTTTCGGCTCCACCCCCTCTTTTTTTGGAGGCTGCATGACCCTTTTGACAATTTGCACAGCCGTCGCCGATGAAGTTGGCGTTGACCGTCCAGGCTCAATTATCGGCAACTCTGGCCCCACGGCGCAGAAGATGCTTCGATATGTAAACAAGTCTGGCTGGACTTTGATGAAGGGCGTTGCGTGGCAGGTCCTTCGCAAGGAGCGGACATTCACGTCAATCGGGGGATCTACCCAGACATCAATCCTGCCGGCAGATTTCGACAGGTTTATTCCTGAGACATTCTGGAACCGCAGTGACTATGAGTTGGTTTCTGGTCCGGTGGGCGCTGTCCAGTGGCAGGGCCTGAAAGCATTCGGCTACGGTGGCGATGACAAGTTTACCTATCGTGGGGACGACATCCTAATTCTGCCGGAGCCTGGAGCGGGGAAGGCACTGGCATTTGAGTACATCAGCACCCACTGGTGCAAAAGCTCTGGAGGGACGGGCCAGACCGCAATGGCTGCTGACGCAGATGTCGGCGTTATTGACGAAGAGCTGCTCGTTAAGGCGACGAAGTTCACCTACCTCTCAGATGAGGGATTGCCGAACGACGTGGCCTATAAGGAAATGACTGACTACATGGACGATCTGACGCGGAACGATCAAGCCTCGCCGGGCATCCTGGTGGCTGCTGACATCTTCGGCGGCGGACGACACTTCACCGGGACCCCGGTAACGTCCGGCTCCAACATCACGGTGCTCTGATGGGCATACTATCAGACAAGCTGCTTTGGAGTGCCGGTCCAACTACCACAGGTTCCAATCGCGGCTTTGGCGGGTTTTCACCAGCCGGCCTCAATCGACCCAGCGCGCAGACGAGCACTGGCAAGATTGCGAATAGCGGCGCACTTCTCGACAGTGGCTTGGCGCAGTTTGGCGCAGCCCTCGGTGGCGCTGCTGTTCCGGGCCTAGGCATGGGAGCCAAGGCCATCGACGCTGCCCAGAGCCTTTCGAGGGAAAACGCTCAACGCGAACTCATGGGCACTACGTTTGGAAAGGATTTGGACCTAGAGCCAATGGGTTTCTTCGAAGCCGTTGCGAGAACATTTTCTCCGTTCCACGACGTTAGCGTGACGAAAGAAGCGTTCGACAAACAGATGGCCGCACGGCAGAAAAGCGCAGCCATCAACGCCGAAGCCGTCGCAGGCGCTTCAGGCGCTAGTGGGCGGGATGGCTTACGGGGATCGCCGCAGGTAGCGGATCTCACCAGCACCACCAAGTCTAGAAAGCAGGCTTTCATGGGAAGGCCAGAAGCCTTGTCATCCGCATCTTTCAACTTTGGCGGTGCGCCCGTAGGCCTCTCCCGTCAAGGCAAGGGCGGCGGTTACAGCGGGCGCAGCGGATCCGGTGTCGGTGGCGGCAGTGGCGCAACTGGCGGCGGCTTCGGTGGACGGCCTGGACGCAGTGGATCAAACTTAGGCGGGCCAGATCGACCCGGCCCAGCAGGGAGCTTTTAATGGGTTATCTATCCGATCGGTTATCACCCAACAGCGCATGGGCGCAGGCGTTGAACCGTCCGTTGAGCGGTGCCCAGCGCATGGCCCTTGAGAACCGTCTCGGTCAGATGCAGCAGAACATGCTCCCTCAGCAGAACATGACCCCCCAAACACCCCAGGACGACATCCTGCTTGCAGCCGCCCTCGGCATGCATAACCGTCCGCCCAGTGGTCCTGAGCGCCGCATGGCTGATGATGACCCGCGTCAGAGTGCTTTGGCTGCGAGCATGAACGCCATCCCAACCCCTTCTGAGCCTGAAGTTTATGAAACGCCCTACTATGTTGATGACATGGGCAACGTGACGCTAAAGGAAGGCGTGGAGACGCTGACGAACTCATTTAACAATGCCGCGGGCTTTGACCCGGATATTGAGCGAAACGCGGTCATTCCATGGTCACAGGAAGCCGGGTGGCACTTTCCTGAGATAGTGCGCGGCCCGCTACAGTCGGCTTACGCCCCCGGCCACGTCGCTGGCGGTGGGGTGATGACAACTGACGAAGCGACTCAGGCGGGCATCGATATTGGGATGACGATGTTCGGCGGGGCTACCATGTTTGGCCCAAGGGCCGGGCTGGTTATGGGAGGGCGCAAGCCTCCCACGGGTGGGGACGCCGGATGGGACGACGTCCCCCGCCCCACTAAAATGACCGATACGGTCGATCTGCGAACGCTGACCCCGGACGAGGCCATTGTTGTGGCGCGGACCGAGCAGCATTTGATCCAATCTCCCGATGGGCAGTATGTCGGAGCCCCGCGAGGAGTTCGCTCCCAAGCTAACATCGCTCTTCTGAGGCAGAACTTTGATGCACAAGTGGACTTGGGCGAAGCCGGTGCAGACTGGTATGTAAGAGGTCGCGATTTTAACGCAGAGGTGACGGGGTTACCCCCAGAGGCAAGATTTGGCGCTGAATCCCAGGATGTGGTCCCCGGCACACCCGGCATCGGCCACAACCAACCCCCAGGGTATGCGCGACCAGACGCAGCCAAACGCGCAAGCCTCCTCGCAAGGACAGAGGGGCTGTGGTCCGCGCAGGCTGACCCCGATCCCAATATGAACTTCGCCCTACAGGCGCACAATGCCTATGAGGCAGGTAGGCCAGAATCCCTAGTCAGGACGTCGGCGATGGTCGATCGGTATAATAACGCCCGTCGTGCTGGCCTTGAAGTCCCTCTTGGGCCAAAGACTGGCGTTTATGGCGCACACCTTGACCCCACCCGCGAGTTCGGAACCACTGGAACCAACGACATCTGGCATGCTCGTGCATGGGGGTTCAAGGCGAGCGATGGAACAGAGTTCGATCGGGCGTTATCCGCGACAGAGCATCGCTGGCTGGACTACGAAACCATCCTGGCGGTTGATCGTGCCAACGCACGAAATATGGGCGGACGCTCGGACTGGACTGCGCACGAGATCCAGGCCGCGCCTTGGGTGGCAGGCAAGGCCCAGGGGCTTCTCGACAAACGCCCGAATCTCGGCACTTTGGAAAACGCAACGGCGCAGGCTGCGAAGGGCTACCCAGACGCGGCTGATAAATACACGGCCTATGGCACCTACGAACAAGTCCCTGGAAACTCAACTGGTTTTTTGCCAGAAGTTATGGACTACACTCTAGAAGGAAAACGGATCTTCGGCGATCAGGCAAGCTGGAACGACGCTCTGGGCCGCGATCGAATCTACGATGACATGAACTTCAATGTCCGCCCCACGATCGAGGGAGCGGGCGTCTACCGCAACGCTGCCGGGGGTGTGGAGTACAACCCTTCATATGTAGCGCGGCCAATGGTCCCTCTGAAGGATGGTGTTGTCTCTCCCCGTGACCAAACCGCGCTAACCGCCGGCGAAGCCACACGAGGCTACGTTGACCTCCAGGAAGGTTCTCCTTGGAACAAGGTGTCGGGTCAGGCTTTAGGGTCGCGAGGCGCATCATTCAATATTGATCTGGGCCGTCCAGCTACACCCCAAGAGATAGCGGCGCTGGACACTCTTGGAAAGAAATACAACCTTGATGTAGGTAATACGGACAGGGGTGTCGCATTCTTGAATTCTGCCAAATTAACGACGGCAGAGGGCACTAAACTGTTGAAGGCCATTGAAGCCGAAATTGACACCCTGTTCCCTGGTGCGACAGTCAATCGCGGCGTTTCAAATTCTGGCTATGTAGACCAGTCAGCCAACCTTGCGTTGGCTAATGCGGGACAGGGTCAGGCTACGATGGAGTTAATATCGCGCCTCGAAAAGCTGAAAAACGAAGCGCCGGGTATGTACGAAAAACTTCTGAGTGGGAGTGGCGTGTCGGACAAGGCTCGCATGAACCTCCAACGACTTTATGATTACGACGGAAGAGGGCAGCGCCCCGATTACGAAGAGGCGCTTCGTGTTATTTCCGAGAGTGGCCTCCAGGGTCTACTTGATCGCGTTCTAAAATACGGGCCTGCTGGACTTCCAGCGGTTGGTGTCGGAGTGGCAACTCAGAACGATGAAAGGCCGAGATCTTCTCCCAATCTTTGATGTCCATGCGTTCGTTGTAGGTAAAGTCCAGAAACACACGGTTCTCCGAATCAGTAACACACCACGCGTAGCCTGAAGGCAGGGTCTCCGTGAATCCACCCGGTGGGATTCCCCTTCGCCGCATTGCCTCGCACATACCCCTGGCGCTGATAAGTCCGCCGCCGATTTTGTCGCTCATGTCTGCCTCCATGTAGGAACGAACCAAAAATGATACAGAAATACTTCGGTGGTGTACACAAATGATTCCAATAGTAGGAAATGACGAATGAGAGCACCCGCCCGCACAGCGTCATTCCCGCCCCCAGTGGGAGGCTGGGATGCCAGATCCGCGCTTGCTGACATGCCTGCCGAAAATGCCGTTATCCTGGACAATTTTTTCCCGTCAACGGACAAAGTGACCG